TTGGCGCGCCGGATGGTCTCGGGCTTGATGCCGTCGCCCGACTTGCCCGCCTCGTGCAGAGCCACGCCCTTGAGCGCCTCGCGCTGCACTGCCTCTGGGGGCGTGAGTTCCTCAGTCGACAGCAACGGCATCAGATGCCTCCGGGAAGCGTAGAAGGTGTAGTCGTCGGCCGCACGGTGCGCCCGAGGCGCTCACGCTCAGACCGGACCTCAGCCGCCCGCGTCGGTGCAGGCAGTTCGAGCGCGGACCGGATAGCCCGCTCGTCCTCGGCCGTGGGAGTGAGCACGCCAGCAGAGAGCAGTGACACGACGTCGCCGACCTTCTCCACCCACAGGCTCGACCGGATGCCCGAGTAAGTCAGGCGCGGGAGCTGGTCGAGCGGCATCGGGCCGATGTTCGCGTTGACGATGGCGCGCACGTAGGAGCTAAGCCCCTCGGCCAGCCATTGGCACAAGTCGCCCGCCATTTGCGCCGCGAGCTCCGCGTGGACCTGCGCCGTAGCGTAGGCGCCAGACGAGCCGCTGGAGCCCATCGCCAAGAACTGCACATAGAACGCCTGCAGAATCTCGCGCTCGATGTCGCTGACGACAGCGGAGAGCGGACCAGAGCCAGACGCAGCAGACGCACCCTCAAAGGAGAGCGACGCCCACGACGGCAGCACGAGCGCAGATTCCTCGTGCGAGGTGTACCGACGCAGCACGCGCAGCAGCTCGTCGCGCGCAGCCTCGTACTCTTGCTGCGAGGGAGCCGTGCCACGCTGACGGGCCAAGGCGTCCTCGTCGATGGTGACGGTAGGAACCGGCACCGCGTACCGCTGGACCAAGACGTTGCGCAGGTTGGTCGCGCGTCGGTAGTCCGAGGCCAGGGGCTCGACCTGACGCAGCAGGCCCACGCCCTCGACGCCTTCAGACAGCGACGGCCAGACGAGATGCACGAGGCGCTCGTAGGGGATACGCACCGAGCCGACGCTGGACAGGCCGTAAGGCTCGCGCTGCCACTGGTCAACCGCGACGATGCGCCGCCCCTCGTAGACCCACTGACGCACGCTCGATTGGTCGCGCGGCTCAAGGTCGATGTACGTGGTGCCCTCGTAGGGATAGGCCACCATCTCGGCCAAGGCGAAGCCGTAGAGCGCGCCGGTCAGGAGCTGACGCATCCGCGTCTCCCACGACGGCAGGCTAAGCACTCGACCGTCCCACTCGATGACCGGGGAGGCGTACCCACCGAGACCGAGCGTGCGCCGGACAACCTCGGCCGCAGCCTCAGACGTGGGCGAGTCGGGCGCCGCTGCGACATCCCACGTGGCCTGCGTCGCCAGCCCGAGCAGCGCCTGAGCGCCGACTGCGCAGGGAGCGCAGCGCATCGCCACACGGTACGCAGCGATGCGCGGGGCCAGCTGAACGAGGCGCAGGTTGGTCTCGCCGTCATTGACCGGCAACGACTGCACGCCCACGCCCTTGCCGTCGACGGCCTCGGGAGCGGTGTACTTGTTGACCTGTACGGAGAGTGCCATGAGCGGCACCCTAGCACAGCGCGTTAGAAAACGCACGCCCCCGCCAAGACACGCACGGTCAGTGCTCAAGGCGCCCAGCGGGACCGTCTACCGATGGTCTGGCCGGGACTCCGCGAGCCTTGGTCCTGACGGGGGGAGTGCAAAGAGTCGCGCGTCTCAATGGGGCCACGGACCGGAGTCCGCGGAAATCGCTAGACGGTCCGGGCGTCGCCTGGTCATTGTCGAGCTTCAATGGGGCCGCGGCTAGTCCGCGGAGAGGAGACGCGCTGTCAAAGAATGGCCGGGGGCGAGGCCTAGACTCAGCACATGCGCCGCGAGACCATCCCACGACACACGCTTGACTCGCAGGTTAGGGCCGCCCCCATAAAAAGGCAAACCCCCGAGCGCTTATGCGCCCGAGGGTCTATCTCCCTCCCCTGCCACGGGTTGGACCGGCCCGGCTCGTCAGGGTGAAATGAGCAAAGCCCCTGAGTCACCGGCGAAGGAGATGAGGCACGATACCACGCTCCTCGAGCGCGTCAAGCTTAGCGCACGTCCATCGGGTCGAGCTCGACACGCCTACGCTCAGGAGCTGCAGGCGCTGCCTCGCGCCGCGTCGGGTCGGGCAGATACCACAACACCTCGCGCACGGCGTACCGCAGCGTGTCGGCGTGGTGGTCGTGCGTCCCGTCCTTGGCAGGTCGACCAGGTGCGCGGTCGTCCCAGCGATAGCCGGTCATGGCCTTGGCGAGTGTGCGCTTGCTGGCAGGCGCTCGGATGCCCGCGTCAAAAAGCGCACGGTCGACCGTCAGAGCGCCGCGCTCGAGGGCGAGGTTTACGCGAGTACAACCGCTGACGATGTCCCGCCGCTCGGGGTCGCGCTCGATGCGGGGCATGATGCCCAGCCCCTTGGGAGGCGACAGCGCCACGAGGTCGAGGTCAGCGATGCCGGTCTGAGCCGAGCGCGCGCCGCCTGCAGGGTCAGCCACGACGGCGTCGAGCGGGATGCGTTGACTGCCCTGCTGCCACAGTCGCCGAGGCGTGCACTCGATGGAGAGTCGCGCAAGGAAGTCGGGCAGCGTCTCGTCGTCAGGCGCCCACTCTCGGGTCACGTGCCACCGACCGCGCGTGAGCTCGACAAGCAGGAGCGCGCACGGATGCCTTAGACCGAAGTCCATCGCAAGCATGGTCCGCATGTAGCTGTAGTCGACCAGTTCCTGCGTCACGCACTTCTCAGGCGCCCACGCGTGAAAGACCGACCCAACCGGGGGAAGCGGCCGGTTCTCCACGAGGGCCGCGAAGTCACGGTCGCTCAGCGTCTCACGCATGCGCTCAAGCCATCCCGCCCCGAGGTGCTGCGCGTTCTCCGACGACTGCGGCAGGTAAGCCTCGCCGCCTATCTCCCGCGTTCGTTCTACCCACCACGCAGGCTCGACCGGGATGCCGCAGGTCACGACGACGGGCCGCTGCATCTGGCCGCGCTGGTCGGCCACAGGTACACGAGCACGCGACCGGGCCACGTCGAGCACGTCAGGCCGCAGTACTTGGCACTCGTCCACGAGGACGGCGTGCGCGTTCAGACCCTCGATAGGTGACGAGCCGGGGCCAGAGTTCGCCGGGGTGTCGAGGTGAGCAAGTAGGAGCCGCGACCCTGACGCCCAGACGAACGCCTGCTCGGACGCCGCGTAGGTTACGGCCGAGCCCGCGAGCAGGCCGTGCAGATGCGGTAGATGCACGTCACGCAAACGCCTGAACGTGTCCATGCCGACGACCACCAGCGCGCCGGGGCGAGTCTCGCAAAGTAGGATGGCGAGAGCACAGAGCGCGAGTGACTTGCCCGAGCCCAAGCCACCACGGACCGCCGCTGCGTCTGATGACCACTCACCCGACAAGCCAGCTCGGAGGAACTCTGCCTGCCACGGCAGCGGGTCAAGCTCGCTGATGCGAGGCATGATGCACGCAGAGATGCAGGGCGCTGTTGCCCGGCACCGTCTCGACCGAGTGCGCGCTGCAGACCTCTAGCCCGCAGCGGCCCTGCGCGTCGTCATGGTCGCAGACGTACCGCGCGTGTTCGTGGCAGTCGGGCAGCTCGCAGGCTCGGCCGGGATGCCAGCCGAAACGCGTCTCACCGAGGCCGCCTTGCCATGACAGCAGGACACTCACGCGTTGCCGACCTTCTCGGGCTTGGCGCTGACGAGCTTCTGCAGCAGGGGCGCGACCTCGGCGCCTTGGTGCACATGCGTCGTGACCTGCACCTCGGGACGCTGGGGGAAGTGCTCGGGGTCGTATCGCTCGAGGAGCCATGCCGAGGCACGCCAATCATCGGCGCCTGCCTGAGCGATGTTTTGGACCAGAGCTGCCCTAGATCGTACGCGTGCGCGCGCCCATCGCTCAGCAAAAATAGCGTATTGCCCGCCCTGCGCTGCCCTGCTCAGCCAGCTACGCACCGTGCCCTCGTTGATGCCGACCTCGATGCACGCATACGAGCCGATGCCCAGCCGCTCCAACGCCTCGCAGAGCTTGTCGATGTTCTCGTTGCTGCAGAGCGTCCCACTCTCCTTGGGTCGACCCCTGCCACGCTTGGCCTGTTCAGCCATCACGCTACCCCCAACAGCGCCTCGCGAGCCGTAGCCCGTAGCCGCTGCATCGTCACCAGTCGCATCGCTGCCCCCAACTCGGGGACGACAGGTGCCCCGTACACCTGCCCGCTCACTTGCCACCGCCCAAGCATGACAGCAGCGACGCCTCGACGTCTAGCCGCCATCAGCACGTGGTCGTGGTGCATCTGCTCGGGGCCGCTCTCCTGCTCGCTGTCGCCGATGTCCTCGGCCACAAACACAAGGTCTGGCGGGGGCATGTCGTCGAGCTGCCGCAGTGCGTCGATGACGCGAGAGTGAACCGTGGTTGTGACTGGCCCAAGGAGCGCCGCAGCCTGCCTCAGTAGGTCACGACAGGCGTGCGTCTCCGCGTAGATGAGGATGTGCATCAGGTGTCTCCGTCTTGCACCGGCTGCCCGGACAGCCGCGAAATCTCGACCCGTTGGAGGATATCACGCTTCTGGCCGACCATCCGCTCAGTGAGAGTCTTCGCGCTTACCTTCGACTCGTCGAGCTGCTTGACGTGCGCCTGCAACGTCGTCACGTCAGCCTGCAGCCGGTCGACATGGGCGCGGGTCTGCGCTGCGTGTGCTGCGACGCGCCACAGCACGCCGCCCATGGTGACGCCGAGGCCGGTGAGAGCGATGGCCGTGGTGACCTCCATGTCACTTCTCCTCGCGTAGCACGCGCTCGGTCTGGCGCTGCTTGGCCGAGTTGATGGCTTCCTGAGCGCGCGCCCTCTCTGACTCGTCGTCAGACGCGAC